TTGTTGGTGGCGGAGCAAATGGAGAAAATGTATATTTAAATGATAACCAAGATGTTGTTATTGATTTGATAAATTTAGATATAGACGAGCAGGTAGAGGTTCAATTAAGCATAAGTGGTACAATATATACTATAGTGCTTGAAGCGGGAGAGTCATGATAACTAATACTGGCAAATACATTATTGCAAAATATTTACTGGGACAGACTCCAGCCTATGCATCATATATGGCTCTCGGCTGTGGAGCAAAGCCTCTAGATACGTCTGATACCCCAATAGACTACTCTGCAAAAGAAAGTCTAGATTTTGAAATGTTTCGTGTGCCAATAAGTTCAAGAGGGTATGTTGTAGAAGACGGACAGTCCAAGTTAGTATTAACGGCAGAATTGCCAACAGAAGAAAGGTATGAAATTTCTGAAATCGGTATTTATTCTGCTGGATCAAACCCTTATGCTGCTTCATATGACAGTCGAACTTTGCTAACTTTTACACAAACAGAAAACTGGCAGCATGTTTCTTCAAACGCAACCGTAGATATTGCAAGAATTACTCAGCCATTAGACGGAGTATTGTCAGACAACGTAATTGAGACAACCTCAAAAATTTTTGAAACTAACGCAGACAACAAAATATTTTATAATACAAGCAGAGCAGCAAGGTATGAACGTTGCAGGTATTATAATAATATTATTGCAATTCGTGGAGACTCTTCTATAATGACAACTTCAGGTGGGCATTTAGTTGTAGGAAATGACCCTGAACACATTAGAACAAGTGGAATATCTTTAGATCTTTCCAAAAATGCTCCATCAGATGAATTAAGCCTAGCATTTTCTGTAATAAATAAAGACGGAGATTCTGTAGCAGTTCCAGATACAGTTAAAATTATTGTTGAGTTTGTTAGTAGTAGTGATGAAACTAAGTTTTCTAGATTTGAGGCAACTGTTGCCAATGGCAGTGGTTCTGGGCAACAAAATTTTGCAACCAATAGGTATTGTGTTGTAAAAAAACAAAAACAAGAACTTTACACTACGTCAAATTTTACTTGGGCAACTGCCGATACGATTAACGTTTATGCATCAGTTGTTGATGGTGGGACTGAATCTGATAACTTTTATGTTGTTTTAGATGCCCTAAGACTTGAAAACTTAAACACACCAAATCCGCTTTATGGCCTGGTAGGGTATTCTGTTGTTCAAAATGATAATGCTACAACAATTATTAAATCTTCAAACACAAGCAACTATGTAGAATTTAAATTTTCCATTGGCGTTGGATAATGGTAGATCCAGGAATTAAACAAAGTATTATAAGATCATCAGATCTTCCTCCAACATTGGGTGATGACACAAATTTAATTTACACGCTAAGATATCGTATATTATCAGAAGACAAAAACAGATTCTCACACTGGTCTCCAATAAAACAAATGACAATACAGAATACATTTACTGAAACTGGTTTTAATCCAAGTAGTCCAGAAACTACAAATATTCCGCATAGCATTAGCGTTGACACTAATTCACACATAGTTAATACTTCGTGGACAATGCCAGCCTTATTAATTGCTAACCCAACAGATGCAGAAAAAATATTACAAACAGAACAGGCCTCAATTAAAGAATTTGACATTTATGTTCAATGGACAACAAACAGCGTTTTGAGCAATTGGATTTGGGTTGGAAAATCTACAGGAACAAGTTATTCTATTTCTTATCCATATGGGGTTTCTGCTCCGAGTCACGTTAAAATTAGGGTACAAAAAGTGACGATATTAAAAGGACCATTTAATGCAGCCACGTATTTAATTAGTGATTTAAAAAGTTTAACCTGATATACTAGTAAAAGGAGAAAAACATGTCAAAAATACCATTGCCAGAAAGAGGACAGCCTTTAGATGTAACTTACATCTATCAATTGGCTGAAGCCGTAAATGATCTTGCGTCAGAGGTTTCTTCAACAACCTCTAATTACGCAACAGTAGATACAATTGGATCAGATAAGGCAAACGTAAAAACTTCAGAATTAAGAGTAGTCGCTGGCCGAGTTGAAATTTTTAACAACACAACTGTGACACCAACAACAGAAAAAGACTTTTTTTATAACTTTAGCACTAACTTTAAGTATGCTCCAATTGTTACTGCAACTCCAGTTAACGTAGGAAATACTCCAGCAGGAAAAAACGTATCTATAATTTTAAAAAATATTACAACTTCCCGTGTAGAGGGGAGCGTAAAGTTTGGAGCATCTGGAGATTTATCAGTATGGGTAAATCTTATTATTGTAGGCATTCCAAATTAATGATTAAATGCTCAAAATGTAAAAACAGAATGTTTGTTGACCGACTATATAGTCAAGAACAGCATTTAGAAACATTTTGCTTAAAATGCGGGACTAGAAAATTTTATAATCCACCGTCAACATCAAGTGAGGGGCTATGGCTACTGCAAAAGGAAAAATTGAGGGCCAAGAATATAATCAGTCATCTGTAATAAAAGGTAGTGGCTCTGTTTGGTTTTTAAATAAAGACTTAGTTAGAATTCGTCACTATAATAGATCAGATGGAACTGTTGCTATTTATAATATTGTTAAAAATAAAATTGAACTTTGTTTTATTTTAGATTTTAAAAAAAATAGAGAAAAGGCATACACTATAGCAGAGACTGCTAAACTTGTCAACAGGCATAGAAAATATATGCCAAGTTTAATAAAACGAGGAGTCATTCCTCCACCACTTGGTTGTTCTGAAAATGGAAAACGTGGATATCAAATAAGAGCATATTATTCTGAATCGCAAGTAAAAGAGATACGTGATATACTTGCAAGTATACATATTGGCCAACCTCGAAAGGATGGATTAATTACAAACAATATGACTCCCACAAAACAAGAGTTGACAAGAAAAATGGGCGATGGTATACTTACATATACGAAAACTGAAGATGGAAGATTTATTCCTATTTGGAATGAATCAATAAGATAGTTAAATTGAAAGGGGCAACAAATTGTCAGATAACAATCCTGTAGCAATAAATGAACCAACTAAAGTATCAGTAACATTGGGATATACGCTAAACCTTGGAAATTTTCAATCACTAAGGCTTGATCTTGGCGTAGTCGATAGTAGACGTGATGGGGAAAATACGGATCAGGCTTTTGAGAGAGTTTATAAATTTGTTGAAGATAAATTAACTGATAAACTTAACGAAGCCAAAGCAGAAATAGACGTATAGTGGCTGAACGCAAAGACCGAATGGCTTTGCTAAGTAGGTACAATAAGTTACATACGGCAAAGTATGAGCAAAAGGCATCTTTAAATTTAAATGTTGAGCAGTGGGCCTCTGACGCTTTAATAGAGTCCTACGGAATTGGACAGTGCTATGATTTACTTCAGTATTATTTTGATATTGCTCTGGCCCCTTCTTGGAATTACTTTGCATATAATGCAGAAAAAATACTTCAAGCAAAGTTAAATAAAGTTAAAGATGATAAAGAACGTGAAGAACGCAAAAGACTTGCAAAGGAGTGGTTAAGTGAATAACACAGAATCTAAACTTATATCGGCACTTCTTAAAGATAAACAAATGCATGTTCTTTTGCAGGCTAATGTTGAAAATCTTTTAAAAACACATACAGACCTTTGGCTATTTATAAGAAAATATTATGAGACTAATACTGCAGTTCCTCCCGAGTCACTCGTTGTTGAAAAATTTAGAGATTTTCAAACAATAGAAAATGTTGGTGCAACTAAGTATCATTTAGAAGAATTACAGGCTGAATATTTGACAGATAGTTTAAAAGATATTTTAAGATCTGCTGCAACAGATGTTCAGGGTGGAAATGGAGATATAGCCTTAACAGGATTAATTAATAAAACATCGGAGTTAAAAAAGAATGTTGCAACAATTAGAGATATTGATGCTACGGATCTAGACTCTGCTCTTGCGTATTTTACTAATGTTCAAAAAATGAAAGAGTTGGGCGCAGTTGGAATTAAAACAGGCTTGCCAGGATTTGATAATTATCTGCCATCCGGAATCATGCCAGGACAACTTGGCGTTTTTCTTGCATATCCAGGAATTGGTAAATCTTGGCTTGCTCTTTATTTTGCGGTACAAGCATGGAGGCAAGGGAAGTCTCCACTAGTAATAAGTTTAGAAATGTCAGAAGTAGAAGTTAGAAATCGTGTATACACCATTATGGGGCAAGGCGTTTGGTCACACAGGAAAATAAGCAATGGTGAGATTGAATTAGATATGTTAAAGTCATGGCATGAAAAAAATCTAGTTGGAAAACCAGAGTTTCACATTATTTCAAATGACAGTGGTGGAGAAGTAAACCCTTCAGTTGTTCGTGGAAAAATTGATCAATATAGACCAGACTTTGTTATTGTGGACTATTTACAACTAATGTCTCCAAACCAAAAATCTGACAATGAAACGGTAAGAATGAAAAATCTTTCAAGAGAATTAAAACTTATGGCAATTGGTGAAGAAGTCCCTATTATTGCTATCTCATCAGCAACCCCAGATGATGTGACAAACCTTAATACAGTGCCTACACTGGGCCAAACCGCTTGGTCTAGACAGATTGCTTATGATGCAGATTGGGTGCTAGCATTAGGCCGAGCAGCAAATAGTGATATTATTGAATGTGCTTTTAGAAAAAATAGAAATGGTTTTATGGGAGAGTTTTTAGTTCAGGCAGATTTTGATAAAGGATATTACAAATATAAGGATTTTGAGGATCTAAGTGGCAAATAATAAAATGGATTTGTATAGTGAAGATCAGGTAAAAAGAGTATTAGACGGATCTGGTATTAATATAGAATCAGAAATGGATAATGACTTTATGATATTTTGTCCATACCATAATAACTTTAGAACTCCCGCAGGAGAAGTGTCAAAAACAAGAGGAACATTTTTTTGTTTTTCTTGTCAAGAAACTAAAGATTTAGTTGAGTTAGTTATGAATGCTACAAATAGAACCTACTTTGAAACAGTTAGATTTATTGCAAGTAAAGGGAAAGAAACAAACATTGAACAGTTTGTTAATAAAGCCCTTGTAGATGTTCCAGAATATATTGCTTTTGATGAGTTAGTTATTAAAAGATTAAATAATCACGCACTAATTTCACCAAGAGCCATGTCTTATTATGAAAGTAGAAAAATAACTAAAGATTCAGTTATTAAATTTAACCTAGGCTATTCAGAAAAACAAGATATGGTTACTGTTCCAGTCCATTCTCCAGACGGATTAGCCGTTGGTTTTGTTGGAAGATCTATTGAAGGCAAAGATTTTAAAAATACACCTAAACTTCCAAAAGCAAAAACACTTTTTAATCTTTACAGAGTAAAAGCATCAGAAAAAGTCTATGTAGTAGAATCTTCATTTGATGCAATTAGACTAGATCAGGTTGGCTTTCCTGCAGTTGCTACTCTTGGGGCCAATGTATCAAATACACAAATAGATTTGCTTCAAAAATATTTCAATAACATTATTGTTATTGCAGATAATGATGAAGCAGGGGGGAACATGAAAGAGAGAATAATTGAAAAATTAAAATCTCGTGTCTCCGTAATACAACTTAATATAGAATATAAAGATATAGGCGATATGGATGACAATGCAATCAGAAATCTAGAATTTCAGTTTGACAAATCTATATCGCTTATGCTAAACTAAATACACAAAACACAAAGGAGAAACATATGAGCGTTATTAAGGGATTAAAAAATATCAACGCCCTGCTCGACAAACCAAAATCAGATACACCAAAAGTTCGTTGGCTTAAATTAGCCGATGGCCAATCAGTTAAAATTCGTTTTATAGAAGAACTAGATGAGGACTCTGCAAGTTATAATGCAGATCGTGGTCTTGCTCTTGTTGTAAAAGAACATGTTAATCCAAAAGACTATAAGCGCAAGGCTGTAGACACCATGGATGCCGAAGGTCGTGACTGGGCAGAAGAAATGCACAGGAAAGATCCAAAGGCTGGCTGGAGAGCACGCCTTCGTTTTTATTGCAACGTTTTAGTAGATGATGGTATTGAGCCACCATACGTGGCAATTTGGTCAATGGGTGTTAGCAAGCAGTCATCATTTAATACAATTCGTGAGTTTGCTTTAGAAACGGGGAGCATCTCAAATCTAACTTGGAAACTTAAACGTAATGGACAAAGCACAGAAACTAGTTACACTATGATTCCGTCTGCTCCAGATAAAGAACCATTTAACTGGGAAGGTATAGCGCCTTATCCACTTGAGATGGCTTTACGTCGTATTCCATATGCAGAGCAAGAAAGTTTTTATCTTGGCTTTGATTCACCATCAGTAACTTCAGCAACAAATACTGATTGGTAGTATGAATTACGTAGGACTACACGTACATACACACTATTCGTTAATGGATGGTGTTGCTACGCCAGAAGAATATTTAGATCGTGCCGTGACTCTTGGTATGCCAGCGTTGGCAATCACAGATCATGGCACTCTATCTGGACATCGTGAGTTCTATCGCATTGCAAAAGAAAAAGGTATAAAACCAATTCTTGGCATAGAAGGCTATATGTGTGCTGACCGCTTTGACAAAAGAGATAGGGCGGAAAGAAAAGATCCACTAGATAATGTATACAACCATATAGTTCTTCTAGCCAAGAATAAACAAGGTTTGGAAAATCTTAATAAAATTAATGAAATTGCATGGACTGAAGGTTACTTTAGAAAGCCAAGGTTTGATTTTGAAACATTAGAAAAATATAAAGAAGGAATTATTGTTACATCAGGGTGTTTAAGTGGAATTGTTACCAAGGCAGTAGAACTTGAAGAGTTTGCAAAAGCCAAAAAATCTATAAAATGGTTTAAAGATACATTTAAAGATGATTATTATATTGAGGTAATGCCACATAACCCGCAACAAGTAAACATGAATTTGATGGATTTGGCAGATGAGTTTGGTATTAAGGTTGTTGTTACTCCAGACTGTCACCATTCAGATAAAAGTCAAAAAGAAATTCAAGAGTTAAAGTTAATTTTAAACACTCATGCAAAATTAGAAAAAAATGTTACTTACGAAAAATCTAAAAAGTATAATGACATGATGACAAAACTTGATTATTTATATGGCAAAGATAGACAAATGAGTTTTAATAAGTTTAATATTCACCTACTAAGTGGATCAGAAATGTTAGAAGAAATGCAAAAACAAATGTTTACAAGAACAGACATGTTTGATTCAACTATTGAGATTATGGATAAAATAGAAGACTATGACATTAAAGAACATTTAAATTTGTTGCCAGTTCAGTATAAAGATCCAGATCAAGAGTTAGCAAATTTAGCATTTGCTGGATTAGAAGAAAAACGTCTAACTAGTAATTGGCTAGGCAATGACTTTTATGAAGTTCGTTTAATGGAAGAAATTGAAATTATTCGTGATAAAAAGTTTGCTCCCTATTTTCTTGTTGTAAGCAACATGATTAACTGGGCAAAAAAAGAAGGTATTAGAGTTGGTCCTGGTCGTGGATCTTCTGCTGGTTCATTACTTTGTTATTTAATTGGAATTACAGAAATTGATCCAATAGAGCATGGGCTTTTGTTCTTTAGATTTATTAATCCAGAACGTAACGATTTCCCAGATATTGACACAGACATTCAAGATTCTAGAAGAGAAGAAGTAAAAGATTATCTTGTTAGACAGTATAGGCATGTAGCCTCTATTGCAACATTTTTAGAGTTTACAGGAAAAGGAATTGTTCGTGATGTTTCTAGAGTTCTTAATATTCCATTATCAGATGTAAACAAAATTTTAAAAACAGTAGATACTTGGGATGATTTTTGTAACTCTAGGTCTACATTAGAGTTTAGAGAAAAGTATCCAGAAGTAGAAGTTTATGGAGAACAATTGCGTGGCCGTATTAGAGGCACCGGAATTCACGCTGCTGGAATTGTTACTAGTAAAGAGCCAATTTTTAAACATGCTCCACTAGAAACAAGGTCTTCTCCAGGATCAGAAAATCGCATACCAGTTGTCGGGGTAGATATGGAAGAGGCAGAAAGAATAGGCCTAATTAAAATCGATGCCCTAGGACTAAAAACTTTAAGTGTTTTAGATGATACTATCAAGATGATTGAAAAAAATCATTTTGTTAAAATTAATCCACTTGAGATAGACATGGAAGATCCCAAAGTGTACGAAATGATTTCAGATGGACACACTAAAGGAATTTTTCAGTGTGAAGCGACGCCCTACACCAATTTAATTGTTAAGATGGGTGTAAAAAATCTTAATGAATTAGCAGCATCAAATGCTCTTGTTAGACCAGGAGCAATGAACACTATTGGAAAAGAATATGTTGCAAGAAAACATGGAAAACAGGCTGTATCATATTTACATCAGATATTAAAACCCTACACGGAGGATACTTATGGCTGCATTCTTTATCAAGAGCAAGTTATGCAAGCATGCGTACACCTTGGACAAATGTCCATGTCTGAAGCAGATAAAGTTAGAAAGATCATTGGAAAAAAGAAAGACGCCAAAGAGTTCGATATTTATAAAGAACGTTTTATTACTGGCGCTTCTGCCTATATTACTCCCAATCAGGCTCGTGATTTATGGCATGACTTTGAGGCGCATGCGGGGTACTCGTTCAATAAGAGCCATGCAGTCGCTTACTCTACTCTCTCGTATTGGACGGCGTGGTTAAAATATTACTACCCTCTTGAGTTTATGTTTGCCTTACTTAAAAATGAAAAAAATCCTGACAATAGAACTGAATATCTAATTGAAGCAAAACGCATGGGCATTCCTATTAAACTTCCACACATTAATGATTCCGGAAAAGATTTCCAAATTGAGGGAAAAGGAATTAGGTTTGGTTTAACTGCAATCAAATATATATCAGACAAAATAGCAGATAAATATATTGCTGCAAGACCTTTTAAAACTTATAAAGATGTAGAAGACTTTACTTTTACTAAAGGTAACGGAGTAAACAGTCGTGCACTAGCAGCAATGAATGCTGTTGGATCATTAACATTTTTAGATAACCCCCGCAATGATGATCAAATAAAAGAAAATCTATACGAATACTTAAATCTTCCAGAATTTAATATTAATATTCCATCTCATTATCATGCTTTTATTCAGCAAGTTGACGAGTTTGAAGAAAAGGGTTCTTTTATTTTGATGGGTATGGTAAAAGCAATTAAACGAGGAAAGGGATGGTCACGAGTTGAAATTTTGGACAAAACTGGGAGTGTTGGTATATTTGATGAAGAAGGAACGACTATTGAGACGGGTCGCACTTACTTGGTTCTTGCT